GCGGCAACGCATCAATGCTGGAACGGAGATTGCTTCTGTTCGTGATACATAGGCATATTGAAACGGCATTGCATAAGGCGAGTATTCGCCTAAGACTTGGGGTGCTGACTGTGCTTCGAGTAAAGGTTTAGTTTGTAGTCCGAATGTTTGCAGTAAGCGACCCATGTTTACATATTAGCACACTTTGTCTAATATTTGACAATTTCGGGGTGTTGTGTCTAGGCAATGATTTGAGGCTTTGGAGCAGGAAGCATCAGCTTTGATACAACCATTGCCAAGCCGATAGGTGCTGAGATGTCACCGGCTGACTTTCGCTTGATAATTCGCCAAGCAGAATCATTGACTTTAGCTGCGCAGTTATTCATCTGTTGGATCAATTCTGCCTGTCCATTGTGCACAACGCGATGATTTACCAACCCTTCTAACAAGTCACCACAGGCTTTGTAGAACTGCTGACCCGAGACATCTTCACACATAACGCCTGCTTGAGTTAAACGGTCTGCAATCGTCTGTGTGGCGTATTTATCAAAGCAGACTAATCGAGGTTTGTAGATGTCGCACCAAGCTTTAATGCTGGCTGCCATTTTTAATTCATCGATTGCCATCTGTGAGCTGTAGGTTTCCAAGATTCCTATGCCGATTCTTCCATCTGGCAATAATTGACCTGCAACCAGCGATCCATTGCGCCTTGATGGGCTGACATCAAATGCAAAGACTGTGTAAGCCCCAACTGCCATCTCGAGAGTGTTATCTGATGTTTCTTCCAAGACTCCATGCGGCCAGGGCGATTGAAGGCTATCAATCCATTGGCAGAGCGTTTCTGTTCTTGTCTGCTCGATTGGGTTAGTCGCTATAGCTTCTTCGATCGATTCTTTTGTGATTATGTAACCGAGTGCAGGATTGCTAGGTGCTACGGCACTTCGCCAGAAGTAATCGCTAGTTATATCAATCTTGCAATACTGTGGGGCTGAATACTCATAGTAACCAAAGGTTTCCGGCGGATAATCTTTTGCTCTTTCTACAAGCGAATTAAGCACGCTCGAAAAATGGTCGCCAGCGTTGCTAGTCAGGAATGTCTGGGCATTGGCTCTAGCTCTTGTTACTGGCACAGCTGCTTTGTAGCCATCTTCTGAGATTTCGCGGATTTCATCGATCCATAAGAAGTCTGCTGTTCTTCCGCGTGGGCTAGATGAGTTATCTGAGATGACATCGAGCGTTGCGCCATTGAGTAGCTCTATTCGTTCGCCACCGTTGGCATAACGGATTGCCTTTGTCATTGCTTTGAGTTCCGGCGTTGATTCTATAATGGTTTAGTGGAACGCGCTAAGGATTATCCTCCTGAAACCTTTGGCTACTATGAGTATTCAGCTCCTCAGTATTGCAAGATTGACATTACTAGCGATTGGTTCTGGCGCAGTGCTGTTGCTCCTAGCAATCCTGCACTTGGTTACATAATTACAAAAGAATCGATTGAAGAAGCAATAGCCACAAACCCAATCGAGCAGACGAGAACAGAAACGCTCTGCCAATGGATTGACTCATTGCAATCGCCCTGGCCGCATGGAGTCTTGGAAGAAACATCAGACAACACTCTTGAAATGGCTGTGGGCGCTTATACAGTCTTTGCATTCGATGTCAGTCCGTCAAGGCGCAATGGATCGCTGGTTGCAGGTCAATTATTGCCAGATGGTCGAATCGGCATAGGAATCTTAGAAACCTACAGCTCACAAATGGCAATCGATGAATTAAAGATGGCTGCCAGCATTAAAGCCTGGTGCGACATCTATAAACCTCGATTAGTCTGCTTTGACAAATACGCCACACAGACGATTGCAGACAGACTCTCTCAGGCTGGTGTAATGACAGAGGATGTCTCTGGTCAGCAGTTCTACAAAGCCTGTGGTGACTTATTAGAAGGCTTGGTTAATCATCGCGTGGTTCACAATGGACAGGCAGAATTGATCCAACAGATGAATAACTGTGCAGCTAAGGTCAATGACTCTGCTTGGCGAATTATCAAGAGAAAGTCAGCCGGTGACATCTCAGCACCTATTGGCTTGGCAATGGTTGTATCAAAGCTGATGCTTCCTGCTCCAAAGCCTCAAATCATTGCCTAGACACAACGACACGAAATTGTCAAATATTAGACAAAGTGTGCTAATATGTAAACATGGGTCGCTTACTGCAAACATTCGGACTACAACCTAAACCTTTACTCGAAGCACAGTCAGCACCCCAAGTCTTAGGCGAATACTCGCCTTATGCAATGCCGTTTCAATTTGCCTATGTTGGCAGAACAGAAGCAATCTCCATTCCAGCGTTACAAAGATGCCGCAATTTACTTGCAGGCACAATCGGCGCAATTCCTTTAGAGCTTTACAGAAAATCTACAAATGAAGAAATCGCACCACCAGTATGGATGGAGCAGCCTTCATATTCACAGCCACGATCAGTAACTATTGCCTGGACTGTTGATTCATTACTATTTTACGGACAAGCATTTTGGAAAGTTGTAGAAGTTTATAACGAAGATGGCAGACCATCACGCTTTGAGTGGATTGCAAACTCTCGCGTAACTGCAACACTTGATAAGGACAATGTTTATGTTAAATCTTATGCGGTCGATGGCACAACACTTCCTATGGACGGTCTGGGAAGCTTAGTAACATTCCAATCACTAGGAGATGGCATTCTTAACAGCGGAGCATCAACAATCCGCGCAGCCATCGATGTACAGAAGGCAGCAACTATTGCAGCCGGTACTCCAATGGCTACTGGCTACATTAAGAACAATGGCGCAGACCTTGATCCTAAAGAAGTACAAGGATTACTAGCTGCATGGAAAACTGCTCGCAATAATCGCTCAACAGCATATTTGACATCTACTCTCGAATACACACCAGTTTCATATTCACCTAAAGAAATGATGTACTCAGAGGCAATCGAACAATTAGCCACCGAAGTTTCCAGATTATGCAATGTGCCTGCTTATTATGTTTCAGCAGATAGAAACAACTCGATGACTTACTCAAATGTGCAAGATGAGCGCAAGCAATTCTTAAGCCTATCTTTGCAGCCATTTATTACAGCTATTGAAGATCGTCTATCTATGGACGACATAACGCCACGCGGTCATGTGGTCAAGTTTGATATTGACAAGACATTCCTACGCACAGACCCACTTGCAGAACTTGCAGTAATTGAAAAATTGCTATCGCTTGGACTAATTACAACAGAACAAGCGATGGAAATGACAGACCTAACACCTAATGGAAGCAACGGTATGGTATGACACAAATCGTAACCCTTACGGCTGAACTAACAGCGGATTCCGCTAGCCGCACTATCTCTGGCAAAATTGTGCCATTGAATGTAGAAGCAGGTTCAACCAATTACGGCAAAGTAATCTTTGAATCAGGATCAATAGAGATTCCTGAAGCCAAGTCGATCAAGTTGCTCAGCCAACACGACACAAAGAAGCCACTAGGCCGCGCTGTTAGTTTCTCAGAGTCAGAAGATGCAATCAACGCAGTATTTTCTATCAGCCGTTCACAACGCGGTACAGAAGCACTCATCCTTGCGGAAGAAGGATTGCAGTCTGGACTTAGCATTGGTGCTGAAGTATTAAAGTCAAAGATTAAGGACGGCGTGACTTATGTGTCCGCTGCTCGCTTAGTCGAAGTAAGTTTAGTAACAGAGCCAGCATTCAAGTCTGCTCAAGTTACTGATATTGCAGCAGAAGAAGCCGAAAAGGTAGAAGAAGCTGCATCCGAAACCCAACCAAAAGAAAGCGAGACAGTAGTGGAAGAAACCACAGCAGTCGAAGCAACACCATCAGTAGAAGCTGCGGCTGTCGAGGCTGCTCGTCCTACTGTTACAGCAATGGCTTACACAAAGCCACGCATTGAAATCACAGCTGCTAAGTATGCAGAAAACACAATCCGCGCAGCACTAGGCGATGAGGATGCTCGTCAATACCTACGCGCAGCAGCAGATACTTCAGACAACGCAGGTCTTGTACCAACACGCCAATTGTCAGAAATCATCAACCCACTTGGCACAACAATCCGCCCATCAATCGATGCAATCTCTCGTGGAGTGCTTCCTGATGCAGGTATGACATTCGAAATCCCAAAGATTACACAAATGCCAACAGTTGCAATCGAGCCAGAAGGTGACGCATTCAGCGACACAGATCAGAACTCATCTTTCCTATCTGTAACAGTACAGAAGTACGCAGGACAACAGACATTCTCTGTTGAATTGCTAGATCGTACATCTCCAGCATTCTTTGATGAACTCGTTCGCAACATGGCTGCTGCTTACGCAAAGGCAACAAACGCAGCAGTAAACGCAGCACTTATTTCAGGTGCTACAGCAGATGGAACAACAACAGTTACATATCCAACAGCTTCAGAGCTTCTTGGAATTGTTGCTCGCGGTTCAGCTTCTGTTTACGGAGCTACAGCAGGATTAGCAAATCCATTTGCTCGCAACATGATCGTATCAACAGGACAATGGTCAAACATCATGTCTCTTAACGATGCAGGTCGTCCAATCTACACAGCATCACAGCCAATGAACGCAGGCGGAGCAGTAGCGCCTACATCACTTACAGGCAATGTTGCAGGACTCAACCTCTATGTTGATCCAACAAACGGTGGCGATGGCGATGGAACAATCCTCATCGTGAACCCAGATGCTTACACATGGTATGAGTCACCAACATACCGCTTGCGTGCAGAATCAACAGCAGCAGGTCAAGTAACTATCGGTTACTACGGCTTCGGTGCAATCGCAACTAAGGTTGCTGCTGGCGCATTCAAGAACAACAAGCAATAAGTAACACCCTAAGTCGCTGGGAGCGGGGCGCAGCCCTTGCTCCGCTCCCAGTCTTTAGAAAGGATAAGAAATGGCACTAACTACAGTCGCAGAGCTTCGATCAGCGCTCGGTGTCGGTTCTTTATATCCTGATGCAACTTTGCAGGAAGTGTGCGATGCAGCAGATGCAGTCATTCTTCCAATGCTATGGGCTGATGTTCATTTCAATGTGGCACATGAAAACACAACCACAGTAGGAACTCTATATTTTAATGAAGTAGTAAAAGATATATTCTATGTTGGTCAAACAGTTGTCGTAAGTGGCAATAAATCACACTTCAATGGCAATAAAACAATTACAGCCGTTGGCGATTACACAATTAGTTACAACATCACAGGAACACCAACGGCAACACCAAAGCACATAGTTGCGCCTTATGGAACAGTTACGGCAGATGTCACAACAGACTGGGCAGAAGATAAGGCAGTTCAACAAGCTGCGCTCATGATTAGCGTGGACATCTGGCAGGCTCGCCAGGTTAGTTCAACGGGCGGCGTTTCTCCGGACTTTACTCCTAGTCCTTATCGAATGGGTAACACTCTATTGGCTCGCGTTCGAGGACTTATTGCTCACGCGCTTAGCCCTAATTCGATGGTCGGATAATGCCAGTTGCTCTCACTACTCTTAGAACCACGATTGCGACTGCTTTAGTCGATAACACAAAGTGGCAAACCTTTGCATTCCCACCAGCCACAGTTCTTGCTAACTCAGTAATCGTTAGCCCTTCTGATCCATATTTAGAGCCAAATAACAATCAACATAACACGATTGCTCCAACTGCTAATTTTAAGATAATCATAACTGTGCCTTTGTTCGATAATGAAGGCAATCTCAATGGAATTGAAGATGCCCTTGTGGGTGTGTTCAACAAACTCGCAGCATCCTCATTAGTTTATAATGTGGGAGCAGTTAGCCAGCCAAGCGTTCTAAACGCTCAATCTGGTGACCTGCTTACTTGCGAGATGTCACTATCCGTTCTAACTACCTGGAGCTAAAATGTCCGAATGGGAAAAAGAAAACGAAGCCTTCCTGAAGAAAATCGGGCAGGTTACTTCAGCACCAAAGCCAGCATCTACTAAGAAA